TACCTAGTTATCTTCAAAGGTGGTTTTGGAGGTGGTGATATTTTAACTAAGATCAAAGGACTTTTTGGATAATGAAAAAAGCACTAACTTTAGAATGGAAAGATTTTCTACTCGGCGTATTCTTAAGCGCGACTATTTGTATGGGGTTCTATATTTTTAGAGGAATGTAAATGAACTTAGGTATGCTTGCAATTACAACGGCTTCAATCATGTATTTAGTTGTATGTACTTCTTGTATAAAACAAAAAGATTACCCACATGCCCTGATGTGGTTTTCTTATGCGATGGCTAATATTGGATTACTATGGTACGAGATCAAAAAGATAAACGGAAACTAGAGGACTTAGCTGCAGAGAGAGCTGTACTATCTGGCTTATGTCAGTACGGTCTCGATGCTCTGTTGGAGTCTGACTATCTTGAAGCGGAACACTTTACAGACGCAACAAATCAGATGCTGTTTAAGTGTGTCAAAAAGTCTCTTCAGGATGTGAACAAGGTAGAGTTATCATCAATTCTTTCTGCCGCTAACCAACTTGGGTTTTATGAAAATTTAAACAACCAAGAAGAGGTAGGGTTTCTAAGGTCTTTGTTTAACTTCCCAATACATAAAGAAAATGTTGGGTTCCACGCCGCGAAATTAGCCAAATTGCAAATTGCCAGAGATGTCAAGAAGACTCTAGCTGTTTGCTCAACTAGAATAGATAAGATAACCGGCGATGAAGATATTAATGATATCATCTCTATTATAGAAACGCCTGTATTAGATGCCACTGCAAAGATATATCAAAGGTCTGATAATAAACCAGAGGTTATTGGCAATGAAGTAGCTGACTATGTTGAGTTTTTATCTGAGAACAAAAGCGACATGCTTGGAATTAGCACAGGCTTTCCAACTTATGATGAGGCTATAGGCGGCGGCTTGCGTAGAAAGTGTGTGGACTTAATTGCTGCAAGGCCAAAGGTTGGTAAGTCTATGTTTGGAGATGCGGTTGCTATGCACGTATCAAAAAACTTGGATATTCCCGTTCTTGTATTAGATACAGAGATGTCCAAAGAAGATCACCTAAACAGGATGCTTGCAAATATTAGTGGTGTAGAGATAAATACAATATCAAGCGGCAAGTTTGCAGACAATGAGCTCAACCTTGAAAAAGTTGAGATGGCAGCAAAACAGCTTGAGGAAATTCCTTACCACTACGTTAGTATCGCTGGTCAGCCTTTCGAGAATATACTAAGTATTATGCGTAAGTGGATATATCAGGAGGTTGGATTTGATGAGACTGGCAGAACTAAAGATTGCTTAATAGTATATGATTATCTCAAGTTAATGAGCTCTGATAGTATTTCTAATTCTATGCAAGAGTTTCAAGTCTTGGGCTTTCAAATAACACAGCTACACAACTTCTGTGTTAAGTATGATGTCCCCTGTCTAAGCTTTGTACAGTTAAACAGGGATGGTATTACAAAGGAGTCAACAGACGTAGTTTCTGGGTCAGACAGATTAATCTGGCTTTGTACTAGCTTCTCTATATTTAAGATGAAGTCAGATGAGGAAATTGCCGATGATGATGAAGACAATGGTAATAGAAAGTTAGTTCCTATTGTAGCTCGACATGGTGCAGGATTGGACGATGGCGACTATATAAATATGAACATGTTTGGTAAGTTTGGCAAGTTGGTAGAGGGAGAGACTAGAAATGCTCTAAGAAAGAACTCTACCGTCCGAGATAAAGGTTTTGTTTCCGAAGATGGAGAGCAACCAGCAAATATTGAAGATCTCTAATCAGCTATTCTCAAAGCTCCCTGAGCTATTGAAATATCTTGAAATTGATTTTATTGAGTACCCTAACAGATATGCTTTTGCATGTCCAATTCATGGTGGAGACAATCCAGAGGGGTGCTGTATTTTTCTAGATGGTAACAGCGTAAAAGGCAACTGGAACTGCTGGACAAATCACTGCGAGTCGGATCACGGTAGAAATCTATTTGGCTTTGTAAAGGGCGTCCTTGCAAACAAGGCTGACGGTAATCCTAATATATATGAGACCGTTAAGTTTTGCATGGATTTTCTAGGGTTAAGCGAGTCTGAGCTTAAGGACATCAAGAATGTAGATTCCAACAATGATTTAAAACTGCTTGAAATTTTTCACAGAGACCCAGAAAGATCAGCTCCTGCCGTAGATAGAGATTTAATTTTACAGGAATTAAACATACCGGCTAGTTATTATATTAACAGAGGCTACAGTGAGGAGACTCTTTCAAAATTTGATGTGGGACTTTGTAGCAAAAAAAATAAGCCAATGTCTAATAGAGTTGTTGTCCCAATCTACGATGAAGGCTATAATTATATTGGATGTATAGGCCGGACGGTCTACGAAAATATGAAACCTAAATGGCTGCACAGTAGAGGGTTTAGAAAAAGCTCTTACCTGTACGGCCTAAATTTATCTAAAGACAAAATACTAGAAACCGGCACTGCGTTTATAGTTGAGGGGCAAGGAGATGTTTGGCGACTGCACGAAGCGGGTATAGAAAACTGTGTTGGAATATTTGGCGCGAACATGAGCGATGACCAGTTGGTTTTACTAGAAAAAAGTGGAGCATTAAATTTGGTAGTCCTCACAGATTACGATGAAGCTGGACATAGAGCCGCCGAACAGATAATGAAGAAGTGTGGTAGGCGATTTAATTATTATAGACCAGACATATCGCAAAAAGATATTGGCGATATGACAATAGAACAAATAAACAATGAAATACTTGAACAATTAGAAGGAGTATTAGTATGACTAGAATCTTGGCATTTGCTGGGAAAAAACAATCCGGCAAGAATTCATGTTGCTCATTCTTACATGGATACCAAATGAGGTCTTATAATGTAATAGAGGGTTTTGATCTCTCTACAGATGGGCATCTCGTTATAGATACAGTCTCTGTAAACAAAGATGGCGAGAAAAAAACCACAAAAGGTGCCCTTGATGTTACGCGCACTGACCTTGAGTTTGGCATGTGGGCGGCAGAGAGCATGTGGCCGTTCATTAAACATTACTCTTTCGCATCATCTCTCAAAGAGATAGCTACTGGTCTTTTTGGGTTAACAAAGCCACAGTGCTATGGCACAGATTTGGATAAGAACAGTTTGACTTGGATTAGATGGGAAGATATGCCCGGTTATGAAGGTGAGAACGAAGGTAGAATGAGCGCTAGAGAATTTCTACAGCATTTCGGGACGGATATTTGTCGCAAGATTCATCCAGATATTTGGACTGATAGAACATTGAGAAACATCAGGGAAGAAGAATCCCTACTTGCTGTTGTCTCAGACTGTAGATTCCCCAATGAAGCCGAAGCGGTTCAAAGAGCCGGTGGTAAAGTTATACGACTAACTAGAGGAGATGATTCAGATGACTCACATTCTAGCGAACTAGAAGTAGACAATATAAAATACGATGCTGTGATTGATAATAAAGATCTCAGTCTTCTCGAAACGAATAAAGAAGTTATTTCTCTCTTAGAAGAATGGGGTTGGTTGGGAGATGTGATACAACCCGCAGTGCCGGAACCAGTTGAGGACAAACCTCAGCTTGTTGGTGGCATCAAGAAAATCAAGGAATAAATATGTTAGTTACATACATACGTAGCTCCAGTTACAACAACTTTGAATATTGCCAAATGCAGTACTTTATGACTTATGTTTTAGGCCATCAAAGTGTGTCCGGCAAGAAAGCTCAGTTGGGAACTGTCGTCCATAAAGTTATGGAGGTTCTAGCTGGCTGTAAAAAGCTACACCAAGACAAGGCCGAGCTATTGCTTGAGGATGACGCTATCGGAGAGGTCGAGTTTACTAAACGTAGACTCGGAACAAAGAAATTTGTAAACGAAATCCTTAAGCGTAGTTACGACCATTACACATCTAATTGCACTCATCATTACACTAATGCTGACTATAAGTTTTGTGATAAAACGACTTGGGAAGCGTTGACTTATGAAGATGGAACCTTTGATCCTCGCAACAGAAATATCGTAGCCGCTGAACCGCAGTTTGATATTGCTATAGAGGAGGACTGGGCCAAATATGAGTACGATATGCCAGATGGGACTACCGTTGAAGGTCGGCTAGCTATTAAAGGTACTATTGACTTAGTGACCGAAGTTGATGACGGAGTTATCGAAGTTATCGACTGGAAGACAGGACGCAGGCTTAACTGGGCTACAGGAGAAGAGAAGACTTATGAGAAGCTGTGTAAAGACCCACAATTAATGCTGTATCATTATGCAATTTCTAAGCTTTTTCCTGAATATGAAGACGCGATTATGTCGATATACTTCATTAGAGATGGTGGGCCGTTTAGTATTTGCTTTGAGGAAAGCGACAGGCAGAAGTTCTTGGGGATGCTGAAGGACAGGTTTGAAGAGATTAAGAAGACAACCAAACCAAGACTGCTTTCTAGGAATCAATCTCACTGGAAATGTCAAAAGCTTTGTGACTTTTGCAAGAAGGATTGGCCCGGAACTAATGAGAGCATGTGTAGGCATGTTAGCAATCACTTAGAACAGTTTGGAATGTTAGATACGATACAAGAATGTACAAGAGAAGGTTTTGATGTTGGATATTATGAGGCACCCGGATAATGATTGAGATAAAAATTACAGAAGAAATGAAGAAGCGCGCTTGGGCTAAGTCTAGAGAGATGGGTGTAATACGCAACTCCATCATGAAGGGCGGCGGAAATATCGCAGGTTTTTTAGGAGAAGAGGTTGCAAACGTAGTTATTGATGGTACAATTAATAACACATACGATTACGACATAGTTTCTAAGTCGGGCATCAAGTACGATGTTAAGACAAAGAGATGCACCTCAGAACCTAAACCGTTCTACGAGTGTTCAGTTGCTAATTTTAACACAAAGCAAAAATGCGACAGGTACGCATTTGTTAGGATTGAAAACAAGAACAAGCGATGGGGTAGAGCTTGGGTCTTAGGATGGCTAGAGCATGATGAATATTTTGAAAAAGCCAAGAAGCTGACTAAAGGCCAGATAGACCCGTCTAATGGGTTCATAGTTAGGGCTGACTGTTACAATGTTGCAATCTCAGACTTAAAAAGATTTAGACACAGAAAGACTACATAGGATTATTTAGATGAGTTGGACTCCACTAAATGTAAAAACTCACTTCAGTCTACAGCGAGGCTTCTCAAAGCCAGACAAGTTAGCTAAGAAGTGTAAAGAGTTTGGATATAAAGCGTGCGCAATCACTGATATTAACACTATATCAGGGGCAGTTACATTCTACAAAGAGTGCAAGAAGAACGACATTAAACCCATTATGGGATGTACTCTAGAGTTTGATAATGGCAAAAAGAAAACTGTTATCGCCAAGAATAAAGCTGGCTGGTACGCGCTGATTGACCTCGTTTCTAAAAAGAGCATGTACGAAGACGAAGTAGTGTACAAACTAACAGAAGCTTCTCTTGATAAAAACCTTATCTGTATAGACGGACTTAAGCAATATTCTGCATATTATGTAGAAGAGAGCGAAGCAGAGGTTCATAGGATACTCTTGTGTTCAGGCATGAAGACTACAATGTCTAAAGCCAAAGGCAAGCTAGACTCTTTTAAGCATTTGAAGCCCTTTTTCTCGTCAGACAAGTTTTACTTACCGACTATAGAAGAAGTCAAGTCTAAGTACACTGACGAACAGATTACTATGAGCAATGAAATAGCAGATCAGTGTGAAGAATACGATATTCTAGGCCAGCCAATGTTGCCTAAGTTCGATTGTCCAGAGGGCTACACCGAAGACGAATACCTCAAGCAACTATGTAGAGATGGTTGGCGAACGTTACTTACTGAAACTGGCAAGGTAGCGGACGAAAACAAAAAGCAAGAGTATCTCGATAGAATCAAGAACGAAATGGATGTTATCTTCGATGCTAGACTGTCTGGGTATTTCCTGATCGTTCAAGATATTGTAAACTTTGTTAGAGAGCAAGATTGGTTGCCGGGGCCGGGAAGAGGTTCTGCTGCGGGATGTTTGATCTCTTACTTGATTGGTATCACAGAGATTGATCCGATTGAATATGATCTGATTTTTGAGAGATTTTACAACGCAGGACGTAATACCGAAGACCATGTGTCTTTACCCGATATTGACTTAGATGTACCGGCAGAAAAACGCGATGAAGTTATTGCTTATATTAAGACAAAATACGGTGAAGATAATGTATCACAGATGATTACGTTTAATAAACTACAGGGGCGAGCAGCACTCAAAGAGGTTATGAGAATCAACAGTAATGTTTCTTTCTCTGAGATGAACGAGCTTACTAAGAACATCCCCAATGAAGCAGATGTATCAGACCTTTTAGAGCAAAGCGGAGAGAAATCTTTAATCAAATGGACTCTATTATATCAGCCAGAAATTCTAGATAGATGGTGTAAAGTCAATAGTGAAGATGACTTAATTGGGCCCCTATCTTCTGTGTTTCAGCAGGCTATGGATATTGAGGGTACTATAAAGTCTCAAGGCAAGCACGCCGCCGGAGTGATTATATCATCAAATAAATTAAATGAAGTGTGCCCAATGGTACAGGACAAAAACAACAACCTCGTCGCTGGTTTTGAGATGGGAGATCTTGAAGAACAGGGACATGTTAAATTCGATATTTTAGGCATTGACCTACTAAGTAAGATAATGGAGATAAAAGAATAATGGATATCAAAAAGGATTACAAGTCAGTCATCTTTTCTGGATGTGCGATTGAGTATAAGGATATTAGTTTATGCAATTTAGGAAACTATATTCCATCAAGAAATGGGATGTCTCGTACTTATCAAGTACACTCTAAAAGGTTAAAGTTTAGCAAAATTTATAAGAGTATCGACGATGCCGTTGATATGTTCATAGAACTAAAAAGGAAAGTGTAATGAATTATAG